TCTTCCAGCCCAACTCCAATGCGGGCGAGCTGCTACAGACTTATCAGAAATTCAGCGATCTTGCCGATGAGCTATCGGCCATTCCTAAATATCTGTCGGGAGGTGCGTCCGGTGGAGCTGGCCGGACAGCCAGCGGACTGGCGATGCTGATGGGCAACGCGTCCAAGATACTGCAGACGGTTGCCGCCAATGTCGACCGCGATGTGTTTCAGGGGCTGCTTTCGAATTTGTTCGACATGGTGATGCTGACCGATCAGTCCGGCATGCTGACTGGTGAGGAATCCATCGTGGTGCGCGGCGTTGCCGTCGCAATCCAGCGCGAGACTGAGCGTTCGCGCCAGATCGAATTCCTGACCGCAACCGCCAATCCAATCGATGCCGCCATTATCGGCGTTGAAGGTCGCGCTAATGTGCTGCGCAGTGTCGCCAGCAGCATTGGCCTTAACGGCGAAACCATCGTGCCATCGGATGACGACCTGAAGCAGAAGCAGCAGCAGGCCCAACAGCAAGCTGCCCTGCAGGCGCAGGGAGCTGCCGCGCAAGGTGGGCAGCGAGGCCCGATCATGAACGGTGATCAAGGTCCGCGTACCAATTCCGTTCAAGGCGGCGCAGGTTAACCCAACAGGAGAACATTATGGCCAAAGGCAAAGTAATCAAGAGCAGCACGCCCGGTTTTCACAAGGGCGGCGACAACAAGATGTTCGGGCAACAGCATGCTGGACCCCGCAAGTCGCTATCGCAAGCAGGCACCGGTAAGGCGCAGTCCGGCCCCGGCGGCAAATTCGGCAAGGGCGGCTCGACCCACATGTTCGGCAAGCAGTCCGCCAACCCGCGTCGGCCGGGCGTCACCGGCAAATAAGGAGATAATCAAATGCCGGTCACTGGCTATACCAGAGTCGACGACAACGACTTTGAGAAACTTATCCCGCTGGCGCAGACAGCGGCTGCGCTTCCTCCCAAACGACTGATTGACGACGGCGACATTACCGCACAGATCAACGCGCTGCAGGTAGCAGCAGGAATTCCGGCTAACCAAAGAACCAATCTGCTCGACCGTCAGGATTGGGAAAAATATATGATCGCGCTGCAAGGCAAGCTCAATATGCGCACGGCTACGCTTAGTATTGCATCGCCCGCCGTCGTTACGCTTGCCACCCATGGCTGGGTAGCGGGACAGGCGTTCAAGTTCTTCACCACGGGCGCACTGCCGACCGGCGTCACGGCGGGTACTACTTACTACGTGATTTCGACTGGTCTTACGACTGGCGCGTTCCAGTTCGCCACTACGCCCGGCGGTACTGCAATCAACACGACAGGTACGCAGTCCGGCGTACAAAGCGTCTATGCCGCTTAAGGAGCGAGCGATGCAGAAGATGATCCAGCATCTGGGTAAGGGGAGTAATCAAGCGCTACTCCCCAATCGTCACGCTATGAATCTACTTACCAAGGGTGAACCATGGCAGCGCTCAATCAACAACTACGCCAAGGTGACGCCGTCGGGCGAAGACGCCATCGGCTCGCCGAGCGTAATGGATATGGCGCAGGTGAAGTATTGAGCGACAACAAGGAACTGGTTCTGGCGGCGGCTAACCTCGCGCGCGAAGCGCCTGTAAGTTGGGACAGGTTCATTGCCGCGTTTGAAAATTATACCGGACAACGGATGATGGAGTGTGTTTCGGCTGAGATTGGCATGCTTGCGGTTGCGCAGGGCCGCGCGCAAGCATGCACGATACTTGTCACCCAGCTCAAGGACTGCAAGAAGACCGCTGAGAGTATCTACAGGAAAGCCTCGTCTAGCGCTTCGTAGCCCTAGGTCACGCTTTCAAGGAGAGAGTAATGACAGCCAAGCAGAGACTGGCCGACGATCCCAACACCTTCATCCCCCCGGCAGTACGGAAACAGGCACAGCTAGCGGATGCCGCTTTCCGCGCGCAGCATGGTGAGCCCCCGGTAGAGGGAGTCTCTCCCCCAGTAGAGGGAGCCTCCCCCCCGGTAGAGGGAGTCCCGCCGCAGCCGCCGCAGCCGCCGCAAGCGCCGTCGTTTCCAACACCGACATCGTCGCCTACGCCGCCATCACCTACACCTGCGCCCGAGGAAGAAAGCTGGGAACGCCGGTACAAATCAATGGAAGGCCGGTACAAACGGGCTGAAAACGATATTTTGGGTATGAGCGGCCAGATTGCATCAATGCAGAGTCTGATCGCGTCGATGCAGCAGGTGACCCCGGCGACGCCTGCGGAGCTACGCCCGCAGAGTCTTTTGACCCCCGAAGAGGTTAGCGAGTACGGTTCGGAGTTTCTCGGCGTCGTCGCGCGGCGCGCCAAGGAAGAACTCAATCCCGAAGTTAATGCATTGCGGGGCCAGCTTTCGAGACTGGAGCAGCAGTTCAAAGGTAACGCTGAACAGAACGCCACTAAAGCGCGATTCGAGATGGAAGCCACTCTGGACCGCGCGCTGCCGGTTTGGCGCGACGTCAACATGATGCCGGAATTCAAAGCATGGCTAGCGTTGCCAGACATGTACTCTGGTGCTATTAAACATGATCTGTTGAGGGCGGCATACGCGCAGGCTAATTCTCCCCGTGTGCTATCCTTCTTCAAAGGCTTCCTTGATCAAGAGGCTGCCTACGTCCCGCAAGGCCAAGAGCCACAGTCTGCCCAAAACGGCAAGCTCTCGCTCGAAGCCTTCGCCGCACCGGGCAGAGCCAAGACTTCAGCGACGACCAACGTCCCTGTTGAGAAGCCGATTATCACCCGCGCCCAGATCACGCAGTTCTATGCCGACTCGGCATCCGGCAAGTACCGGGGGCGAGAGGCAGAGAAGAACCAACTCGAAACCATGATCTTCGAGGCGGAGCGGGAGGGGCGTATCCGATAACCCTTTTCATGGGAGACATCCCCGATGTCGACATATACGACGTCATTCCCTATCGCACCAACTGGCAGTACGCTTGGTACCAGCGCGTATCCGTTTACTGTTGCAGGTAACACCCTTGGACAAACCGGTTTCATCCCTGAAATCTGGTCGGGCAAACTGGTCGAAAAGTTTTATGCGAGCACAGTGCTCGCGGCGATAAGCAACACCGATTATGAGGGGGAAATTAAAAATCAGGGCGATAAGGTGCGTATTCGCACCAAGCCGACGATCAATATCAGCGATTACGCCGCCGATCAGTCGCTCACTTTGCAGCGCCCGTCCGGTAACGTGCTCGATCTGTTAATTGATAAGGGCAAATACTTCAATACCATTCTCGACGACGTCATGGATGTGCAGAGCGATCTGAACCTGCTCAGCATGTGGAGCGACGACGCTGCCGAACAAATGAAGATCACCATTGATACCAACGTGCTGCTTGGTATGAAGGATGGTGCGACGGCAGTCCAAAATCGTGGTGCCACCGCTGGCAGGATTTCCGCTACTATCAATCTCGGCGTTACTTCGACGGGTCCGCTGGCGCTGGTTGCTCGCAGCCCCGCCGCTGGCAAGGTCGAGATCGTCGACGCCATCCTGCGTCTCGGCCAGACGTTGGACGAACAGAACATCCCGGAGACGGGACGTTGGGTCGTCCTGCCGACATGGGCCGCGACGCTGATCAAGATGAGCGAACTGCGCGAAGCCTATCTTTCGGGCGATGGCACCTCAATCCTGCGTAATGGCCGTATTGGTATGGTGGATCGCTTCACCCTCTACACTTCCAACCTGCTGCCTTCCGGCGTTGGTGCTGGTCTGGTTGCGGGCGAGTATCTGATCTATGCGGGCCATGCGCATGGTCTGACATTCGCGTCGCAAATGACCAAGATGGAGACAATGCGATCTGAGCAGACCTTTGGAACGATCATGAGGGGCCTGCAAGTCTTCGGCTATAAAGTGGTTGATGGTACGGCGCTGGCGCAGGCGGTTGTCACCGTCGGTTAAATCCCGGCAGCAAGCGCAGCGGCCGGGGTGATACCTCGGCCGCTGCCTGCTTAAGGAGGGATGAATGGCGCTTGATACCGTGACGCAATACGTCAACGAAACCCGTGTCCTGTTGCAGGATACAGTGGTGACGTATCGCTATGCCGATGCGGAACTCATATCAGCGCTGAACTTGGCCATCATGACCGCCCGGCGTAACCGGCCGGATTTGTTTCTGGAAGTTACCACCATTCCGCAATTCACTACTACTGATCTTACATCGGGCACCGCATTCGCGATGGACATACAGTATCGCGTGCCGTTCCTACTTTTCATGGTTGGCTTCTCGCAGCTACGCGATGAGGAGGATACGCAGGATGCCCGTTCGGGGGCATTCATCGCCAAATTCACCCAGCAATTGTTGACGATCTCATGAGTTATGCAACAGATAGATTAATCAAGAATGCCCGCACTTCGCTTCCGGGGGCGCTGGACAGCGTGATCCTGCTGGAGCTGTTTAATGTACTCGATACATTTTTCCGAAGTACCAGTATCTGGACAGAGCCTGTTACGTTCTCAGTTACTGCGAGCGATCCAGTGGGTACGATCTACTATATCGAGCCCGAGAGTGTCTCAAACATTATTCGATTGATGGGCGTGGTTTCCAGCAATGGCTTCCGGCAGCGCGCGCTGATGGACTTACCCGGCGAAGTAACTTTTATGACGCCGCCCGGTCAGGATGACACTTATACGGCGACAGTGGCGTTGAGTATCATCGACCCGACGAATAGCAATGGCTACCCTGAATTCCCATCATGGATACTTGATAAATATGGCGTCGGCATCCTTAGCGGGGTGTTGGGGCGGATGATGGCGCAGCCTGCCAAGCCTTACACTAATCTGCAATTATCAGTCGTTCATATGAAGGTATTCAACAAGACGGTATCGATTGCGAGCAACGAAGCGTCGCATAGTAACGTCTATAGGGCACAGGCGTGGGTCTATCCCCAGCAATTTTCAACTTACTCACGACGGAGGTAACGACGATGGGTATCTCAGACGCAACCGAAACCAACATTCTCAAGCTGATTTATCAGGCTGTGGCATGGGCCAACGTCGCCGACAACGCCGCTTCTACGCCGCAAACCAATATTGGCATCTCGCTGCATACCGCCGATCCCGGCGATACTGGAAATGCTGGTACGACTGAGGTCACTTACACCAGCTATACGCGGGTCAACGTGCTGCGTACCAGCGGTGGATGGTCGGTGAGCGGTACCGCACCGACCCAAGCGCAGCCGGTAGCGGCGATCAATTTCCCGGCGGGTACTGGTGGCAGTGGTACGGCGACGTTTTTTGCGACTGCTAAATCCAACGCCACACCACCGACCGGCGCACAGGAGATCTATTTTTCCGGCACGGTAACGCCGAACATCGTAACCGGATCAGGCGTCACACCGAGCCTGTCGACCGCTACTTCGATTCAACTGGATTAATCAAGTGAGCCGAGCAGCGATGCGGCGTTGCTTGGAAGAAATTGACGTGGAAGGTATCCGCGAGCTGTGGCGTGAAGTGGCTCCAGAAATGCCACAGCCGAGTTCCGATCATGAAGCGCTCGCTGCTATTCATTTGACGCGGACGCAAGCGGAATGGCTGCGGTTGACGCAACGGTTTTATTCGCATCGCTGGCTGCTCGACCATAATTTGATATCGGGCTTGCCGGACCATCTGCGACCATCGGCGGAACGGATTTACCCAAAGACGGTTTCGGCGGTTGGCCTTTCGATCAATAGCCGCAGCGAATGGCTGAAACCCGCACTACCGCTAATTCGCGGTGCGATGGAAGCTGCCATTCACGAAGCTTACGCGGATGGGCGGCAGGACGATATCGCGTATATCAAGGCGAGGATGGCTAAGGCCAAGGCGATGATGATGCGCAAACTGTTAGGGAGGATCGATAATGGCTTATGATGCAGGCACTATCACATACGGGGTAGTTTGAATGTCCTTATCGATGCGCGATCTACATTGGGCTGCTGGATTTTTGGAGGGAGAGGGTTGTTTCACCATCTCTCGTATAAATAAGGGAGCGGACAAAAACAGCTTTCGCGCGCGAGTTGTCGTAGGGCAGAAAGATCGAGAACCGCTTGAAAAACTTCAACGTATTTTGGGCGGCGCAATATGTTTCTCGCCAGCGCCTAGTCGCAAAAATCCAATCTATTGTTGGCAGGTTGGAGGGCCACAAGCGATAGCGGTCATGATGACATTCTGGACGCTACTATCTGGTAAAAGACGAACACAAATCGAAGCTGTAATCGCACAATGGAAAACGGCAACTTTAAAACGGAGGTATTCCCGTGGCCTATTATGACGCGCTTATCGCCAAGTGGGCGACGGCACCAGCCGGAACGACGGACTCGAAGCTGACATGGATCAACGCGCAGACCGTCAATGGCACGGCGACGAAGATGGTCGTTCCGACCTACGATATTTACAATCTGATTGTGCGGTCGGAATTCAACGCGTTGCAGACGGCCGATCAGCAGTCGGTACGTGACATCATCTCGATGGGCACGGTGGATGCTTCGGCAAACACCGAAGTGCGCAAGAAGATGTTGGCGATGTTCCCGAACGGCACGGCGACGTTCACAGCTCTTGCCAATCTGGCCAAGACTTTCGACACGCCGCAAGTGCCGTGGTGGGGTGCGCCGGTTGCCAAAGGTGGCGGTGGTTTGTCGTCGCCGGTCAGTCAGGAAGACCTTAACGCCGCAGGGCTCAGCTAAATTGAAAGGATAAATCATGGCAACAGAAAAATGGATTGCAGGCAGTGGTGTCGGCCTGACGTGGGCTAATGCGTATACGACTCAACCAATTTCCATTGTCAATGGCAATGCGATTACCTCGGATTTGACGATAGACAACTCGACGGCGCTGGATGTGTTCGCGGATTTCTCGATGGCGTTGGGATCGGTTACACCGGTCGCGCCGAACTACATCGGCGTCTATCTGCACCCGCTCAATCAGGATGGTACAATTTTTGGCGATGGGCGGTTCGCGTCGTCGGCGGCGGGACCGCCAGCGTCGACCTATTGGGTTGGCAACATTGTGGTGCCGACCGGCGGCCCGGCGGCAAACTACGGCATGGTGCGCGGAATTATTCTGCCACCGGGTCAGTTCAAGTTCGTGATTTACAACCAGCTTGGCGTCACGATGGCGGGCTCGGCCAACACCGCGAAATATCGGACGTATAATCGTCAGGTTGTCTAATGGCGATTGTCTTTCGCCCACCGCAGAGGAGGATCATACCGTCATCAGGATTTGGTGGCGCGCTTAAGATCGACTGGTCGCATCCAATTGCGAATGGAATTGTTGCGGCGTTTGTTCCGGGTGTGTCGGGTGTTATTGATCTTTGCGGCGGTCTGACGCTCGCACAAGGTACCGCAGCAACATTTGACGCTGCGAGCGAAGGCCCGGCTATGTCGCATGCGGCGGCTGGCACCGGTCCATTCGGCACCGTCCCTTCTGGCCACGCGCTACGCTCTTGGGCTAAATTATCTTACTATTGGCGTGGAGCAGTCGGCGCTTCATTAGGCGCAACCGCGAACGCTCGGTTGATCGGCGTCAATTACGACAGCGTATCAACGTCGCCGTTTATTACCGCCGCACTATATCTAGACAATGGCTCTCCCACTAATCCCAATACGTGGAAGGCGGCTTGGAACGCTGGTGGCTCGTTCTCAATTGCGACGAATCACAGTGCGATTTCGGTCACGGCGGGGGCCGTATTCAGCGCGGCGGCAACCTACAATCAAAGCGGGAATGTCAAATCCTATTCTAACGGATTGCTGTTTGATACGACGGCTTGGGGCGCTGGCGCGCCAACTTATGGATCTGCGCCGCAATTTTGTCTTGGTAGTGATCCCAGCAGCCTTAGTGCTGGTTTAAAAGTATTTGTTGCCTTTGCTTGGAACCGCGAACTAGGTGCGGAAGAAATAGCGGCACTTGATGCTGATCCGTACTGCTTCCTGATATCCGCCGAAGCCGAACTGCCGTTGCTGTATGCGCCGCCGACGCAGTTCTCGGGCACCAACGCCGTCAATCCGCAAAACTGGAAATTGCTGCCGCGCAATCCCGGCCGGTTGCCGGATGGAGTGTTGCGTGGGCTGACCGGGCGCTGGCCGCTCGATGACAGCAGTAATGATAATGTCGTTCGGGATGTCGTCGGCTCGACTTATCTAATAAAAGACAGTCAAGCGCCGTTGCTGGCTGCTGGTCCGGTGCCCGGCTCGCGCGGTCTGCAATTCGGCGTGGATAGTGCTGGCTCGCCTAACAGCAATAATGAGCTGAACTGGCTTACTTCGCCTATTCCGCAAACCGGATGGACCGGAACCTGTTCGTTCTGGACATGGCTAGATGCAATTAATTCGGTTGATGGCTTTACCGCGCGCCATATTGCTTTGGGAACGACGACGCCATTCTGTACGTCGTATAACAGTAATTCATTCCAGTTCGAATATGGTGGGGGAAACCAGTTCGCGACAACGGCCTTTGGTGTTGCAACTGGTCGCTGGTATCATGTTTGCATCGTCTTTACCGGGTCAGCTTGCACCTTTTACATCAACGGCGTTGCTGACGCGTCTCTCGGGACATTTGATGGTTCATCGCCTGCCCGTGCCGGCGTCTATAGCGTTGGGGGCAGAGGGCTAACGGTCGGCGGCGGTGGCGGGGCGGATCGAACCTTAGCCGGACGGATTTTGGATATCCGGTTCTACACCGGTACGCTACTGACGCCAGCCGAAGTCTCGCAGCTTTACAATTCGGCATTCGAAGTGCCGGAAGTGATGCCATCCCTTTATCTTGCAGCCGCAACAGGCTTCATCCCCGCATGGGCGCGTGGCTCTAATCTTCCGATCATCGGAGGAGGACACATCTGATGTATAGGAAAAATGTCGCCGGGCAGTTCGTCTGCTTCCAGATGTTGCTTACCGCAACCGGGGCCGTAGCCACAGGGCTGTCGCCCGCCACGCGTCGCTGCATCGACGGCACGTTTGCCGCAGGTGGCGGTACGGTGACGGAGGACGGCACGACTGGCGCGTACAAATACGCCATGGCGCAGGCCGACACCAACGGCAACGACGTGTCGCTTATTTTCACCGCGACCGGTGCGATGCCGGTGTGCGTCAACTTCGTTACCACGGCGGCTGATCCAACCAATGCCGCGAGCTTTGGCATCACCAATCTTGATGCGGCGATCACCAGCCGGATGGCGAGCTACACCCAGCCGACGGGGTTCCTCGCAGCCACGTTCCCGGCGTCTGTGGCAAGTCCGACCAACATTACATCGGGAACGATTACGACGGTCACCAACCAATTGACGGCAGCGCAGATCGCTACGGGCGTCTGGCAGGACGCCGTGGCTGGCGATTTCACTACAGCATCGTCTGTCGGTAAATCACTCTACAATGCGTTTACGGCTAATACTTCGGTTTACACGGCTGCGTCTCTGGTGAATGCGCCGACTGGCGGCGCTGCGCCGACTGTGGCGCAGATTGCAACGGCGGTATGGACCGATACGACGGCGGGCGACTTCACGACGGCGCTAAGCGTCGGTAAGTCAGTCATGAATGGCGTGGCGCTTGGCACAGGGTTGACGGTCAATGCGGTTACCGGCCTGACCGCGTCCAATCTCGACGCCACAGTGTCGTCGCGGATGGCGACCTACACGCAGCCGACCGGGTTCTTGGCGGCGACCTTCCCGGCATCGGTCGCCAGCCCGACCAACATCACGGCGGGCACCATCACGACAGTCACCAACCTCACCAACGCGCCAACGGCAGGCGATCTGACTGCAACCATGAAGACGTCGGTGACGACGGCGGCGACCGCTGCAACGCCTATAGCAGCATCGGTGACGGGTGCCGTTGGCAGCGTCACTGGCAATGTCGGCGGCAACGTTGTTGGTAGTGTCGCCAGTGTCACTGCGCGGGTGACAGCCAACACCGATCAGTTCAATGGCGACGCCACGGCGGCGGCCAATATAGCTTTCACTACGCGGGCAATCGGGCGCTGCACGGTGACGACGAGCGGTACGACGACAAGCATTCCGACCAGCGCCTGCGCGCCAAGCGGTGTAGCAGCGGACCAGTTCAAGGGTCGCATCATCACGTTTGACGCCAACACCACGACGACGGCGCTGCGTGGGCAATCGACGGACATTACGGCATCGAGTGCGGCAGCAACGCCGGTATTTACAGTGACGGCGCTGACGACCGCTCCGGTGTCGGGTGACACGTTCTCGATGACTTAAAGGGAGACTACTGAGATGGCTGATGGTTTATTTTATGTTGACTCGCGTCAGCCATTTCTATCGGCCGATGCCGGTCAAGTGACGTTGGCGGTAACCAATAAAGCTGTGATCCCGGTCGCCAATATCCCGGTGCTGGGGAGCAATTACTTCGGCTACATCGGTAAGGCGATGCGGATCACGCTGTTTGGCCGCATCACTACCGCCGCGACACCCGGTAACGGACAATGGAATGTCTATTGGGGTAACGGTGCCGATGCTAACGGTACCATTATTGGATCGTCAGCGGCGGTAGCGCTCACCGCTTCCCAGAGCAATCTGAGTTGGCGAATGGAGTGCATCATCCGTTGCCGCGCAATAGGCGCAACAGGGTCGCTGTTTGTTACTGGCGAGTGGCGGGCCAATGTGGGGGCGGTTGCTGCCTCGTTGCAACCGATGCTGATCCCGGCATCGGTGCCAGCGGCGGTGACTGTCGATACGACGGTGGCGAACGTCATAAGCCCACAATTCTTACGTTCCGGCTCGACTGCGGAGACGTTGCAGGTTCACGACGTCAGTTATGAGGCCCTTAACTGAGGATGTAACTGATGGTTGCCGTAGTTCACAGTTTTGCGGCACCAATGGGTCCGTTCCAGATCGCGCGGCCAAGCACGGCAGCGATCCTTCCCACTGACTCACTGCGCGTTACGTTAGGTAATTTTACGCGTTTTGGCCTTTCCGGTTACGGTGACCGACGCGCTGGAAATTTCGCGAATAAAGGCGTAGGCGCGCTGTCGCAAGGTTTGGCGATTGGCACCAGCACCGTCGATGCGGTCGGTACCAGCCTTATCATTGCGCAAGGTTTGGCGACAGGTACCAGTACCGTTATTGGTTGTACTGCGTGTCAAGGATTGGCGCAGGGCTCTAGCACAGTTACTGCGACTGGCGCGTCGCTGTTCACTGGCGTCGGCAATGCGACGGGTAGTAGCACTGTCAATGCTATTGGTGCGTCGCAGCCAACAGGGTTGGCGCAAGGCTCTAGCACAGTTACTGCGACTGGCGCGTCGCTGTTCACTGGCGTCGGCAATGCGACGGGTAGTAGCACTGTCAATGCTATTAGCGGTGTTGTAGTTGTCACCAAGAAGACTCGTTTTGGGTTTGCTGGTTATGGCGTCCGACGCGCTGGAAGTTTTGCTGGTAAAGGCGTAGGCGCTGCCAATCAAGGTCTTGCGCAAGGCACCAGTAGCGTCAATGCCGTCGGTAGCGCGGTTGCGCTAGCACAAGGTCTTGCGCAGGGCGCTAGTAGTGTCAATGCCGCTGGTACTGCGATTAAATTAGCGCAGGGCCTCGCGCAAGGCACCAGTAGTGTCAATGCCGTCGGTAGCGGGATTGTGCTAGCGCAAGGTCTTGCGCAAGGCACCAGTAGCGTCAATGCCGCCGGTACTGCAATTAAATTAGCGCAGGGCCTCGCGCAGGGTAGCAGCACAGTTGCAGCTATTGCTGCTACTGGATCGGTCGGTCTGGCGACCGGCACCAGCACGGTTAGCGGTGTCAGCACTGTCAAGATTGCCGCAGTAGGACTGGCCACTGGCACCAGTACGGTTACCGGCTTCAGCACGCTTACAAGCCAATCGGTCGGGCTTGCGACCGGGACCAGCACCGCGATTGCGGTAGCCGCGCCGTACTACATCGACACCGAGATCATACTGGTCCCATACGAAAATCGTCGTATGGAACTGGAGGCGGAAGACCGCTGGATGCTCGTGCCTCGGGATGAGTGCGCCATGGAGGTACTGGATGAGGAAACTGATATGATGGTGCCGCCACGGATGCAGCAGGCTTCGGGCGCAATGGAAGTGCTAGACGAAGAGACTACGATGCATACTCCCCCGCGAATGAGGAGGGTCGCATGATCCTAGGCAAATTTTTCAAGTCTCCCGACGAGCGCAAGCGCTATTCAATTGGCTATACTGACTGGCTCGATAGTGGCGAACTGCTCAGTACGGTTACCTTCGGGGTAACTCCTATCGATGCAGACCCGGTTGTCATCGATGGTATCGCTATCGAAACAGGCGGAAAGAGCGTTGCGTTCTATGCTTCTGCAGGACTCGACGGAAAGTCTTATAAGGCAATCGCAACCACGACAACGAGTGGCGGACAGGTTAAAGAAGATACTGTCCAGTACACGGTAAAGGCTCCGTAATGGCCATTACAGTCAACCATGCGTTTGTATCGGCTAAGGGTGACGGAGCCGACGCGACATTGGTACGCCCGTCAAACTGGAACGCGTCCCATAACATTAATCTGGCGACCAGTAAAATTATTGGTCGCCTGACCGCCGGTCCCGGCCTTGCCGAGGAGCTTCCTGTCACGTCCTACATGATAGGACTGCTCAACGTGGCGGACTACGCCACGCTTGCGGCACTGCTTGGCTTACCGACAACCGGTGACGCCAAGTTGACTTTCAAGACAACCGCCGACTCTGGTTGGATCTTGGCGAATGACGGTTCAATCGGCGATGCGGTTTCGGGCAGTACGACGCGCGCCAACGCCGATACCGTAAATCTGTTTACGTTTTTCTATAACGGTTTTTCCGACTCGGTTACACCATTGCTAACCAGTGCAGGTGCGAACACAACGCGTACCGCGCAGGGGACAGCAGCAACGGCGTATGCTGCGCATTGCCGTATGACAGTCCCGAAACAATTAGGCCGTTCGCTTATTATTGCTGGCGCGGGCGCAGGGCTTACCAATCGTGTGTCGGGTGCGATTGGTGGTGAAGAGTCGCATCAGTTGATACCTACTGAAGTCCCTGATCATACCCATACTGTGACGCCTTCAGGCACCCTCAGCAATACTGATATCAACCATACGCATCCGCAGCAGGGTACGTTTGGTTCGGGCCTTCAGGACGCTGATCATACGCATACGCAGCAGGGTACGTTTCGTTCGGGTACTTCTATTCAAAGCCTTAACCATAACCATGGCACGGATGCGATTAACAGTGCGGTTTCGTTTACTTTTACTCCCGGTTCGGGGCAAGGCGCAGCAAATCGCACTGCTGCAACTATTAATTTCGCTGATCTTAGTGCTCATCAACACGATACTACTATCTCAGGACAGACATCGGGTATGTCAGTCGGTCACGGACATAACACTACTATATCCGGTAGTACGGGTTTCATGAATCAAAGTAATCCCCACGGGCACACTTTCACTGGAGCCCTTAATACGACTTCCGGTGCGGGGTTTGGTTGGGGTTATCACAACAACATGCAGCCGTGGACTGCATGGAATATCATGATACGGCTATGATGATGGGACCGCTTACTGTCGTAGCTATCATTATCCTGCATACGCCGGGCGATCATCAGGTTGGCATCAATCCCGATAAGATCGTGAGCATGCGGGAGGACGAAGGTAGGGCGGTTATTAGCGATCATGTTAAATGTTTGATTAATACCAACGACGGCAAATTTATCGGGGTAGTCGAGAGCTGTGAAGAAGTACGCAGCCTGATGATGGGAGTTAGATAATGTATAACAGAATTGTCTTATCGTCCGGGCATGGGCTTTATGTACGCGGTGCGTCCGGCATCCTCGATGAAGTCGACGAGGCGCGGCAGATGGTTATGCAGCTTGCCGACGATCTCAAGCACCGTGGCATCGACGTTGTGACATTCAACGACGATGTATCGAAGTCGCAGAATGAAAACCTTAATCGGATCGTGGATTTCCATAATGCGCAGGCGCGCGATCTGGATATCAGCGTGCATTTTAATGCTTATGAACAGGTCGATAAGCCTATGGGCGTTGAAGTGCTTTACACTACGCAGTCCGAGCTAGCGAAGCAGGTTAGCGCCGCTATTGCCAGTGTCGGTTTCATCAATCGCGGTGCCAAGAAACGAAGTGACCTTTTCTTCCTCAATGAAACCGCAATGCCCAGTATCCTAATCGAAGTCTGCTTTGTGGATAGTGAAGCGGATGCTGAACTTTACATGGAGCAGTTTGGTCTGATCTGCGAGAACATCGCGAACATTCTCGGTGGCACCGAGGAAGGCGATATCATAATCCCCGAGCCAGAGGCAGCGTTTTATGCCATTGGTACCTGTTCGCATTTTGGC